GACCCCTGATGTAATTCTCAGGTCATCGATGTGCCCGTTAAAAAACTGATCCGAACCATTAAGGCTACCAACCCTTAAAGGATAGTTACCAGCGTAACTGTCAGTAGCGGTAAGAGTATTTGATGCAACTTCGGTGCCGTCCAGATAGATCTTAATTGCGTACGTTTCCCGAACTACGGCAACATGATGCCAAGTAGATTTTGAGATTGTTCCTATGTACGTTGCGTCATGGATTGTGCCTCCGTAGGCATTCTTTCCATACCATTCAATGCCCGTCCCAGTAGTGCTAGCATCTCCAAGTATAGTAAGCGCCCAGCTATTTGAAGCACCACTGGTTGGACGAACGGATACAATATTTCCGTTGTTCGTAGCATTTGCATCAATGTAAAACCAGCTTTCAATGGTGAATTCATTAGTGCCCCATGACATCCAACTCTGATTTGAAAGCTGTAGATAATCACCACTGCCGTCAAAAAGGATAGATGCGCCACCAAATTTTGATTGCAGGGTAGAAATCTGAGTATTGCCGTTTACATTAAGGTTATATGCATTAGTACTGCTGTCGGTAATCGTCGTTGATCCGTTTGTTCCGTTACCAAGCAACAACAACTCAACACTGCTGTAGTTAGCATCACCGCCGCCAGATGTGTAATCAACCCCGCCAATTACAGGTCCAGCTACCCACTGACCGTTCTCGTAGATCAGAGCTTCACCGTCTTGAGCAGCAGGAAGTGACGTTCCGCTTGAAACAGTGCCGGGTTCCCATTTGCTTGCAGTGTTGTCCCACAGAAGCGCCTGACCGTCAGTAGGTGCAACGGTTGTCGTATCTACATCACCGAGATCATCAATGGACGCAACACTGCTGCCTTCATCCAGCACATAGATCGTGCCGTTCATGTCGGCATGGCTGGTGCATTGGTAATACAACGTGGATGGTGCGTCCATCCGCACTTCCCATGTCAACGTGCCATTACTTACGCCGTTGTTGGTGATGCCGTCGTTGTAAGCAGTACCGCTGGTGCCTTGCGTGCTCTGAATCTGAAACGGGTGTGCACCCATTGCGTTGGTAAATTTGTAGTACTGCCCACGCACCACATAAATCGTGGGATCAGTCTCAGTGCCCGCAAATCCCGGACCTGCAAAAATGTAGTCGGTGGTTCCGTTTGCGGTAAGCGTCCATTCAATACTGCTCCGCAAATAATCAAGGGACGACCAAGCCGTTGATCCGTCGCCAATTTTGAACTTGCCAGTGTCTGTCTCATAGCCCAGCTCACCGCTCAACAGCGTTGGATCAGCAGAAGTCCAGCCGGATGCAGTGTCGCGGCGTTGCTGCATCTGAACTTTAACTTCAGTAGCGGCCATGCCTAGCTTGCGTTTAGAGTCATTGTAGCGAGAACACTTGAAGAACCATTCAAGATGAATGGCGCAGTGCCTTCAAAAGCAATGCTGCTGAATGACTCCTCTGATGGCAATGTCGCTGAGCCGCCATTGAGAATCGATAACGTGTCAACGCCTTCTAGTGCTTGCAGCGTTACAGACAAGCTGAAGTAAACACCAAAATGCTGCTCTGTTGGTGTCTCTGCGTACTTATAGCGGCTGTTCGCATCTAAAAGATTTATCCCGCCAAAAATCGACGATGGCACAGCGAAACTGCCGGCAGTGCCTTGATTTTGAATGTAGTGGTCACGAATCAAATCAACAGAGCTTTGCTGAATGTTCTGGTATTCAAGAGTGAATACCTGGCTATTGACTAGGTTGGAATTCCTGAAACGAATCGGACCAACACCAAAGGCCGCATATTCACTGACCTGCGGCAAGCCATGATCGAAAGTGATCGAATCAGGGTAAAGTGTCGGAAATGTAGTCATGGGTTAAATATCGTATGGGGCCACCAGTTCCAACTGAACCCTGACTTGGATGTTACCTGGCGCAAACGTCACTTCAGGAGGTGCCGCATAGATCCATTGGTAGTTAGCAGGAAAGCTAAGGCCACCACCGTCAGTGATTGTTGATGGCAGATCAAAAGGCAAGAATCTGTTCTGAATAGCGTAGTGACTAAAGATCGAATTCTGGACCGTGGTAGTGGAACTTACGAAAGTTAAAGACAGAGAATGACCTACTGCTGCATTGTTTTTCCTTACGGCAGCCTCATCGCCTGACAGAACTCTGCTGCGACGCACAGCAAACGATCCTGGCGTGTAGGTGCGGGTCTGCGGTGTCAAAGAAGGAAAATCAGTCATTAGTTTCCTGGAATTCGCTTCCAACAGTAAATGTATGGTTTGGATATGTACTAGGCAATGTCGCAGTAGGCAGCTGATAGCCGCCTCTAGTACCTTGAAGAACAAGTACAAAGGGAACACTCAAATCGGTTCCAAATGCTGGTCCGAGCCATACCCTGTATCCCGCTGGCCTCATGCCAGGCAAAAATTTGGTAAACATTTGGAATAGCCTAGCTTGATTAAGAGTGTTGCCGGTTTCATTTACGACTAAAGTATATGAACTCGTAGCGCCACGGTTAGTGAGGTTGCCGCATCCGGTCAAACCTTGATAATCGCTAAAGCTGAGGTTTGCAATTCGCTTAAACCTAACTCCACCAAAATCTCTTCGGTAAATATCAGCATGGCTGCTGCATTCAGGAGTGTTGCGCTCGTAATAGGTCTCGCCGAAGAACTGCCATGTGATGTCAGCAGGAGTCACATCATCTGAACGAATCGCAGCGCCGTAACCATCTGGCGAACTGGGATCTGGGCATCGGCCAATTCCATGAACTGTGACGCCCTCTTCAACTAAAGCATCACTGACGACAAGAGTTGCACCAACACCAGATCCAAGGCTGGTTATTTCTCCTGTTGAATCATTTACTTTGAACCATTCAGTAAATGCGCCAGCGCATCCGGGATCAAATGTCAAGGTATCCCCAGATGTCGGTTGGCCGTAATATCCCTGAATCTTTGGCCCATCAGTTGGGCTGTCTTCATCTATAGGGTCTTCAAGTCCATCGGGGCCGCCAGGGTAAGAAATATCAAATGAATCAGGCGATGGTATGTCGAAGGATGTATCTGCTAATGGTGGGATGGTTCCACCACCGCCAAAGTCGAGCCCAATCAATGTCGTATCTGTAGAGCTGTTCTCGTCACCATCAAACGTGCTTCTGCCAACGTCGATGATGTTTCCAGCTCCGCTTGCTGCATCAACCTCACGCGCAACAATGCTGCGCCCTTGTGCATCAATAGGAAAGTGCGTCAGATCATATTTGATGGTGCTGTCAAATCCCTTTTCAATCCGATTGATCTCATAAACTTTGTCGTGATATTCAACCTCTCCTTCGCTGGTTTCACGGCGTAAGCGAACACGCACCAGATCACCAACAACCAAAGTGGCGTTGTAGTTCTGCTCACGCACCGTAAGCCGTAAGTGATGAGTGACGAATTTCCGTTGAGCCAGTCGGTATGTGCCAACCTTCACCGCATGATCTTCAGTGGTGCAATAGCTGCTCATATCAATGTCTATGAACGGCCCATCGGTAGCCTCTCCGGTATATCTAACCTCAACTGTGCGCACTAAGCCGAAATCTGCATTCGGCTGCTGTCTCCACTGAAGAACAAAACAAACAGGCTCGCGGTCTTCAAGGCTGATGTATTCAATCTCAAATCCGCCCTGAACAACGTGCTCTTCTGTGAATGTGAACTCAGGCGTGATTTGCGTTGTTTTGATCGTGTAGTCGGTGTTGTATGGCAAGCGCGGAAGCAAGCCAAATTTACCGCCTGAATTTGAAACACGAAGCAGAAAATCAACTGATGTTTTTTGCAGCCAGTCCAGCAGATTCTGGCTCTCTGTGATCGCACCATTGAAATAGAACCCGTTGGCCTCGACAAAATTGGCGGCTACGGTCAACGCTGCCGTGTCGATCAGATCGCTGGCAAGCCGGTTATTTGCCTCAAAAAAATACTTGACCAGATCAACGTAATTGTCAGATGCCCCAGTTACGCTGTCCACCAGTCGCGTGACCTGCATTCCGTCGCGAACAAAAGCGCTTACAGTTTTGCCTGCTTTGGCTGCTTTGCCGTCTTTATGGGTGTATTCAAAACTGAGCGTAGTGAGCCCGCTATAGGTGCCAGATGTGCCGCAAAATGCCGGGAGGCTTTGCTCTTCATAATCAAACTCTTGCAGCGTTGACTGTGAATCCTTATAGAAAACACGGCTCCCTGCTCGTAAGGATTGACCAGAGGAGAGGCTAGATACTCCGCTTACGTCATAAACGCCATTTGCGTCAGGCGTGACGACTGTGGTGAAGTGGCTGTCAATTTCATTGCCCGGGTTCCAGCTCCCTGCCCTGCCGTTGTATTTCTGGTTGAATGTCCCGCGCCTGTCGTTGCCGTAAAACAGATCACGGACCTGCATTTGGGCAATGTTGCCTTCACCCAAGACGAGAAGATATTTAACTCTCAGTCTCTGATTGACCTTGTAGACAACTCCACCGCCGTCATTCGTTTTGTTTTCAAACAGCGGATTAGAGAAAAACCCCTCAGTCATTTTGGGCTGCACCAATACGCCGCCTTTGTTAGCAGTGGTGCGACGACAGAAAATGATGGGGATCGGCTCACCCGTTTGTAGCGCCTCTTGCGGCTTTTCAACATCAGGATTCCCAGAAGCTGCTTT